TGGCGCATCAGAATCACCTATTACTTCTAAATTAGTGGATAAAACTTCAAATGTTTTATTTGTATAACCTAATCTTTCATTAGTTACATAAACCCAATCAAATGGTTGTAACTGCATAAATCCAATATTACACATTACTGATAAAGTAACTTCTTTTCTATGATGTAATAAAGCTGTTTTTTGTAACCTTTGTGCCATAGAACTTGTATCAGTAAATGGCAGTTGTATCTCTAATGTTTTTCTGTAGTTAGCTTGTGTTTCACCTGTTGGCGTATCAGCAGCCAAAAATGTACTACTCTCAAATACAGGAGAATCAGTTGCTACATAATTAGTATTAGCATCAACATAAACTGCTTTAACTGTATTATAAGATTCACCGCTTGCTTGTTTCGTTGTGATAGTAATTGGTGCAAGCAAATTATCATCAGTTATAGTCATATCAGGGGTTACAGATGCACCTGCAAACATTACAAACTTACCATCTATATAAGAGAGTTTACCTGCACACGCACTTAGCAGTCCTTCAATAACACTTTGACCACTAGCTGACATATTAGTAATACCATTTGCTGTATATTTACCTTCAGTAAAGGTTAAGGTAGTACCATTTGTAATGCTCTGTGCTGAAGATAAAGTAATTATATTTGCTAGTCTTCTAACAACTGTTACTGTTCCTGAAATACCTGTTCCAGTTACTACATGACCTACATCAATAAGTGTATTTGTTGGTTGTGCATTTAAGGTTACATTTATTGAGCTAGATATAGTGCCATTAGTGGTAGCTGTAGCAACAGTTCCGCTACTATCACAAGTATTAGCAGCAGACTGGAATCCACCTAAATTGGTTGTATCATTTACTTCACTAGATGTTGCTTTTAAACCATAAGTTGTATTAGTTACATAATCCCTTACACATAAAGCAGGATTTTCACTCCATGCAGTTGAACTATCTCGTGGGTCAAATACTTTTTTACCTCTAACAACAAAAGCAAAAGGTGGAATACCGCCACCAAATGCTTCTGAGTCAAATACCATTTCTATATATATGTAAGCGCAATCTTTAAATTTAGCGTTACTGTCTAATGAACAAGCACCAGTAATAGTGCTATCTGATGCAGATTGTGTGCCATCAAGAAATTTAAATCGTATCAATCTACCGCTACCGAAATTATTTTCATTATCAGTATTAGTAAATTTAGAATTTGTAACTAATTGGAAGTTAGCATTGTCACCACTCCCTGCTGTTGTTGTTAATATTTCGTCATTGATTAAGACTTCTTCAAGCGCATCTATTGCATGTCCTGCAAGTACAATGACCATTTGTAGTTTGAAATTGTCAGTACCTCTAGTTTCTACATGAGTTATAGTTCCACCAACTCTTGATCTTCCATATATAATTTGTCTTGGAGGTGCAGAAGACATTCCTGCTACCTTTGTACCAAAGTTTTCAGCAGCTACGCTATCTATTCCTTTTGAAAGCAATCCACTAACTAAAGTGCTTACTGCACTCATTGAAGCAATAGTTAAAGTGCTTACACCTGCAAAGGTTGCACCGAGCATAGTAGCTGCGCCACCACCTATACCTAATAAAGCTAATCCAGTAGTAACTAAAAAGGTTACTGCAAATACTTTAGCTGCTGCTTTTATAGCCTTAGACATTAGATATTCTCCAAACTGATAATATGTCAACGCCTTGTTTTGCAACTACCATATCATCTGAAGGTGTTAATACCTTAAACCCATCAGATATGCCTACTAGCTCAGTTTCTTCTTTATAAACTATTAGATCACCTTTTTGCATAAAAGCATTTTTAACTTTAGTAACACTTTTTGATTTACATGCTTTAGCTATACTTTTTGACATAGTGCCGCCATATTTTTTTATTGATTCCATAGCTTCTTTTTCGTTTTTCCATTTAAGATCTTTAGGTATTAAATTTTCACCAGTCATTGCTTTGATAACTGCATTAGAAAATTTACAGCAATCCCATGAACCCCATTTAAAAGGTTTAAATCTATTATTAGCAATAAATTCATCAAATAATATTTCCCAATTATCTTTTTTAGTTAGCATTTATCTTCCTACTAATTCTTTATTAGTAATACCGCCACCACCGCCGCCACCACCTGTACCTGTACCTGTATTAGACGAAGCGCGTCCCCATATAATTTCTTTATCTTGTAAAGATGCAACTCTGTTAAAACAACTATCAGATGTATCTATAAATTTTTGTGATTCTTTGGTGTATCTTAAATTAGATGGTCTGTCTAAATCTATCAATCTATTTTCTGCATCTATAGTTATGGTTGAACCATTTGGGTCATCATTTACTGTCATAGATTGCATGCGACCTTTGAATAAGGTCATAGTGCCTACTACTGTATCTGTACCACCTGATAGATAGCCTAGAAACACAGTTATAAATCTATTTTGATAATTTTCAGTTAGAGCTAAATTTAAAACTGTAGCGTCCATACCTGCTAAAGCAACTGTTAATCCGCTTGATTTTAATTCAAGAGTATCTTCTATATTAGAAATAGATAATAAAGTGCCAACTCCTGTATAGTCTGCGCTATCAATAGTTAAATCATAATCACCTGACCAAACTCTAATAGTTTCTGTATCAAATTCTGCTTTTACTGCTAAAAATAATACTTGATGATCTGCTTCAAGGTAGCTTTGAATAGAACTATCTATACCACCTCTATTTGACATTTAAACTACCTCAATACATGAAAAAGACATTCCATAGTTAGATATATTGTTAGCGTCCCAGTCTACATTTTTAGTTGTTAATCTAAACATGCCTTTTGGTGAAGCAAATCTTACTAGATGATCTTGGGTTAAAGCAGTTCTTAATTTAGGTTGTATTTTAACTCCATAGGTATCTTCACCGCCTATAACATTTAAAGTTGCATCTTCTGTTGCCATTACATATTGAACTGGATTACTACCTGCTGTTGAGCTTGATGTTATCTGTAAATAGTCACCTTTTTTTATTGTACCAGTCGCGCTGTTAGAGCTTGATGCTAGGTTTAACCCTGTAGCACCTTTTTGGTTAGAAAGTATCTTACAACCTGTTACATCGGCTTCTGTAACCAATGTTTGAGCAGTTTCAGGTGCTACTGTTACTGTGTATGAATTAGCTTTAGCTGTTATCTTATGTGTACCATTATTAGCAGGTTTTGTTGACCCTGTGACGATAATAAAATCACCTACTAGAACATTTGCAAATGGAGTTGTATTGCTTGGTGCAGTAATAGTGTTATTAGCATTAAAATCTAATTCAATTGCACTTGTTTGATTAGCTCTATTCTTTGCTTTTAGATCAGTGCCATTGTAAGTGCCTTGATTAACTAAAGCATCAGGGTCAGCAAATTTAAAAGTATTTACAGGACCATTACATTCTAATAAGAAAGATTGCCACTGTGAAGCAACATCTCTACGCATTGGTGGTAAGTTAACAGATGCTTCCCAATAAACACCATCAAATTCTTGTGTGTTTATTTTCCCTGTATATGGACTTGATACAGTTCCTATAGTTCTAACTAGTCTAAAATTACTTTGTATAAAATTAGGTGTTGTTGGCATTGTTACTAATTTACCCACCTTGTAAGCTCCTTCTAAAAGTTCCACCACGCATTGCTGATTCTTGTACAGCAGCTTTTGTTACATTTGCTATTTGTGGCAACATCTGCATTACTTCCGCTCTTACAGTTGGAACAATACCAGTAGCAAAGTTTATTGATTGATTTATAACAGTAGTACCACCACCACCTATAGCATTTTTACTATTCATGTTGTTCATTATTTTACCACCAGTATTAGGTACAAATATTTCAGGACCACGTTCACCAACTAGAGTTGCTCTACCACCTTGTATAGCTCCACCACCTGCCATACCTTGTGCTAAACCATCTGCTGTTCTACCTAAAGGACCATCGCCAATACTAAATGTTTGCAAGTCATCAAAACCAGCTATACCTAAACCACCACTTCCAAATATTTGTTTTAATATTTTATTAACTACCATCATCTGTAAAAATATAGCTATTATTTGAGATACAATATTTTTAGAGAAATCCCTAAAATGTGTTAATGAAAGCTCACCTTCCAACATTGCATCAGCTAATGTAGTTGTGAATGAAAGTGAAGCAGTTTGTATAGCAGGTGCTAATGTGTCCATGAATGTACTTGTAATTTCTTTTGTGTCTTCATTCATACTTGCAACACCACGTTTATACTGTTCAGAAAATTCTATAAAAGTTATACCTGATTTTTTAAATTCAGCATCAACTATTTGTAACGCTGTAAATACCTCAAATAATGCATCTTCATTTGCAGCAATTGCAGCAGTTGCTAAATCTATATCATCTCTTGCTCCTGCATTAAATATATTAAATATTGCTTCTTGTGCGCCATCTAGTTTAGTGTCTGCAAGTGTAATAAAATCTTCAATTGATTTTCTAAAATCATCTATACTGCCTGTGTAATTTTTTAGTGCTACAGCTTCATCAAATAAACCTTGTAAAGCAGCTTCATCTGCAAATACATCTCTAAGTGCTTTTATTGGGTCTACATCAATATTAATAGCATCCATAACTTGCTTCATTGCATCATCAACAGGTGCAATCAAGGATATGTCTAATATTCTTGATAATTCTTCACCTGACATACCAAACATTTTTGTATAGAATTCTTCTCTAAATCTATCAACATCTAAATCTGCTGTTGATAAAAAACCAGTAACACTAAACATACTTTTAGGATTTTGCGCTGCAATTTCTCTTTGTGCTTCTAATTCTTTTGTCCTATAAGTATTATATAAATCTTCAATACGATTTTTTACGCCTTCTATGCCACCACCTTGATCTATAATGTTACCTAATGATAAAGTTGCTGCTCTATCAATACTTCTAAAAGAATTCACTAATCTTTCATTTTCTTGCACAAGAAGTTTTATATTATCTTTTTGGATAATGACATTTTCTTCTAGTTTTTTATCAAGTTTGTCTTTATCTTTACCAGCATCATTAGAACCTTGTGTAGCTATATCTAATGCAACATAGGATGCAGTTGCAACACCTACTGCTGTAGCTATAGCTGCCCAACCTTTAGGACCAGTTAATGCAAGTAGAGCAGATGAAGTAGCAAATGATGCTCTTAGTGTTTTATTAAGGAATGCAAATGCTTTTGATAAACGACCTACACCTGTAACTAAACCAGCAGCAGTAAGACCTAAAAGGACAGAAGTAAGAAGTTTTATATTTTCTATTATAGTTAATATTATATTACCTAGCATTGTTATAGCACCACCTAAGGTAGCACCTAACATCTCAGCTAAAGGTGTTGCATCACCTAAAACTTTAGTAAATTCTTTTGCTAAATTAGTAAGACTACTTTTAAGACCACCTTCACCAATTGAAACTTGAAACTCAGATGAAGCATCGCCTAAATTAGATATTGCACCACTTAAAGTATCTAATCTTTCTTCTATAGCTGTTGGAAATTTTTCTCTACCAATACTTCGTAAGTATTCAATTATTGAATCACCATCTCGTTTTATAGTTTTTCCAATACCTCCAAAACTAACGTTTATTTTATCGCCTTCTAATTTTGCAATAATACCAAACTGTTTAAGCATTTCCATCTCACCAGTTGTAGCATTAAAGGCAGCTTGTGATAGTTGTTGTATTGACTTACCTGAACCAGCAGCAAGATTACCAAAATCTTTTAAAACATCAGATGTAGGTTTAACTCCTGCTCTAAGTAGATTAATAAATGCATCTGCTACTTCATCAATTTGGAATGTAGTACCTTTTGTAAACTCTCTTATAACATCAAAAGAAATTCCAGCAGCTTTAGCACTACCTGTAATGGCTCTCAATGTAGCTTCTAAATCTTCAAATGTTCTTATGGTTGCAACTGAACTTGAAACTAGTTTTCCTAGACCTATACCAGCTATAATTCCACCCATAGCTTTAAGAGCTTTATTAACTTTATCTGTTTTTTGTTTGGATTGATCTAGTTTCTTGTTTACGCCATCAAGACCTTTTCTAAGTTTTTTTGTTTCTGCACGTATTTCAACTACTAGTTGGTCAACAGTTTTACTCATCAGGATATAACTCCTGTAGCTCTTTTAGTCTATCACTAGTCATTGGTGTTTCTTTTTCTTTACCACCGCTATTGAATTCTATAAAACCATCAATAGCCATATAGATTTCTTGGGGGCTGGTATTCCAAAATGTTTTAGGTGTCATACCCATCATGCCAACACAAATAGAAAAGTATCGTTGTATTGGTAAAGAATCACTGGTTAGTCCGACTTTTTCTGCTTTCCCTGTTCTGTTGTTTCCTCTGAATCATCAGTTAGAGTTTGTGCTAGTAGAGTTGCAACTGCTGCTGTTGATTTTACTATACCTGCTTTTTGTACAATTTTTATTACGTCTGAGTTTTGTACATCATTACCACCACCTCTTAAGGCAGGGGTTAATACATTTATGATATGCGACATTCTTATATCGCCTTCACTCATTTTTTGCGCTAATTTTATAATACCGCAATCACATGAATCTTCTATTTGCATTATAGAATCAATTGTTAGTCTTGATTTATACTTCTTACCAGCTAGTTCTAATTCAGTTTCACCCTTTAGTGGATTTGCCATCTGACTTTTTCTCCTTTGGTTTACTTGCGTTTGCAAGATTTATTTTTAAAACATCATCTCTGAAGTCAATAGTTGATGATAGTACTTTCATTTCTTTACCATCAACATTAATTGTTTCACCTACCTCAATTAAATTATTAATAATTAATTGATTTTTGTAGATTGAGCCATCTATTACTTCATCACCTACTTTGATTTTAACTTGTGTGATCATTATGCAAACGTAACGTAACCTGCTGACTCAAAAGACATTGAGTAAGTAGCTTCACCATTATATTCACCTGCATATTCCAAAGAAGTAATTTGGAAAGCACCAGTGTACGTACCCAAATCAGGTATCGCAAACTGGAATGATTGAAAAGCTGCTGTTTGTGCAGATGAGCCATTTGTAGTGTTTTGTTGTGCCTGATATGCAGTGCGAACTGCAACTTCAGCAGTTGAATCCGTGAAGACCCCTGAACCACTTATTGAAACGCTATTTACACCAGCTCCAGCTAATAAAGTTCTAGTACCAAGACTATCTTTATTAGTTATATCAACAGATTCGTCATTTAGTGTTATTGATGTAGACCTTAAACCACCGATAGTAGTTTTTGTTCCGCTGATGTCAATTTTCATTAAAACATCTAATCCTTTTTGTGCTGCCATTTTTTTCTCCTATAAATTAGTTTGTTCCTAATATTATTGCTCGGAATCGCATGACTCCATGACGAGTAACACCATCTGGATCTCTCATTATGTCGCTAAATTCAAATCTAAGGTTAATTAAATTAAATCCAACAACTGTTAAGTCTATATCATGCAATAAATCGTGTACCTTGTCCATTATTTCTTTAGTTTGCTTTGCACCTTTATATTGTGACCATATATCTATGTTAATAGTGTATTCGCCACCATTTGTATCTTTAGTGCTGTAGTCAATTACAGTTTCTTCACCAAGTGATATAAAAGGATATGAAGCACTTTCTACAACTTCATCATACACTCCACAACTCAACGCTGTTGTAATTGCTGAAACATTAAGAGCTGAATAGATTGCTGTTTGTAATTGAAACTGACCTATACTCATTTAATAATACCTTGCTCTTTGAACATTTTTAATATCTTATTTTTATTTTTTTGAAATGCTGGATGCATAAATGGTCTGGGTTGCATGTTTACAGTTCCATACTCTAATGCTTTTGAATATGGTGCAGAAGATATTAATTGACCTACTACACTACCATCAGGTTTAGAAGATATGTTAGTTGTTATTTGACTAACAAGAAAACCAGTGTCTGTAGCAGGTGGTTTATTTGGTGAAGATGTAACATGTTCTCTAATTGGATTATATCTTTTTACTGATTGTCCACTTCCGCCTGCCTGTATACTTTGTTTAGCTGTACTATTAATTAACATAATTCCTCTAGTTACAACTTTTTTTACATTTTTTTTTGCTAGTGTGGTTGCTCTTTTATCTAAATGTGCTTGTAGTTTTTTTGGGTCAGTAAACTTCATGTTGCTACGCCTTGTTCACATAATAATTTAAGAAATCTGTCTCTTTCATCTACATTTATAATTGCTCTTATATTAAACAATTTGCTATCAAAACTTATTCTAGATGCGTTAGTAATATCAGTCCTGTAACGCACTGTAATCTCGTGAGACACGCTTCCTACTAACTTACCTTGTGCATATACCTCTTTACCACTTTTAGGCTTTATATCAGCATAAACAGAAGCAATAGTTGAGAAACCTGAACTGATACCACCACCACTATCTCTAGTAGTGCCTTGTCCTTGAAGGGTGATTTGATGTCTTAACTGACCGACTTGACTCATTATCCAACTG